TCAAGGCGGTTGAGGAGTGGGCGACGGCGACCGAGACGGCGATGGAGAAGTACAAGGCGCAGCTGTCCGAGATTGAGGACTTGAAGAAGCGCGGCTTGATGTCTGATGAGTTGTTCGCGCGCTCCAAGAAGAAGATCGCTGATGATCTTGCCTCTGCCCAAAAGAAAGGCGGCACCAAGGACAAGACTGCGAGCGAAGCCGAGCAAGCGAAGAAGAAAGTTGATGACCTGATCCTGAGCCTCCAGACCGAGACGGCGACGCTGGGAATGTCGGAGCAGGCGGCGTTTGACTATGACCTTGCGCACGGCGAGCTGGCCAAGACGCTGGACAAAGTCGGCGCGTCCGCGGACGGGATGCGCGCGAAGCTGAGCGAGGAGAAGGGCATCAACCTCGCGGCCAAAGCGTCGCAGGACATCCAGAAGTTGATCGCGGACATGCAGTTGGAGACGGAGACGGCGGGGTTGACGGATGAGCAGATCTTCGCGCTCAACGTCACCCACGGCGAGCTGGCGGAGAAGATCGCGCTGACGGGCGACGCCGCCGAAGGCTTCACAGTCGCGCTTCTCCAGGCCAATCAGGCACTCGCAGATCAAAATAAGTTGATCAAGGACACGGAGGAGCGCAAATCCATCTTTGAGGCGACGCGAACGGACGCGGAAGCGTACGCAATCTCACTGGAGCATCTCAACGAGCTGTTCAAGGACAGCCCAGATCAAGTAACGTATGGCCGCGCGGTCGCGGACTCCATCTCCAGCTACATCACCGCCGCCAACGCCGTCACGGAGTATCGGCTGCGAATTGAGGAGTTGGAGAAGCAGCTTGCTGAAGGGCTGTCGCCTGAAGCCTACGCCGCGGCCCGGGCGCGGCTGGAGGAGTCATTCGCAGAAGCCGGGAAGAAGGCATCTGAGGCATTCCTTGAACAAGCAAAGAAGAACACGCAGGACATCATTGCCGCGTTTCTTGAGAACCCATTTGACGAAGGCATCAAAGGACTTCTGGAGAAGTTCAAGAACATGTTCATCCAGATCGCCGCGCAAGCCATCGCCGCGGACATCGCCAACGCGCTGTTCAGCGGCTTTGATGATTGGATCGCGCGCGCGAGCGAGGCGATGAAGGCGCTCGCTGCGTCAAGCAGCACTTCAGGCGGGGGCTTCTGGGCGCAAGCCGCTAAATTCGGTTCCGCGCTTCTTGGCGGCAGCGGCAGCGGCAGCGCAGGTTCAGGGTTGGAGGAAATCTCCATAACAGCGCAGCGCATCCCGGGATACACAAGCGGCGGCTACACCGGAGAAGGAAGCAAGCTGACGCCCGCTGGTATCGTCCACGCGAATGAGTACGTGATGCCGATGGAGCGCGTGAAGGAGCCGGGGGCGTTGCCGTTCCTGAGAGAGTTCCATCACAAGGGCATGGCGGCAATCCCGGGCGGCGATACTTACGAGAGCGCCAACAGTCTCATCGAACGATTCCGCTCAACGCTGACGGAGCGCGCGGGCGGCTGGATGATGCCTGCGTTTGGATACGCAAGCGGAGGCTACACCGGCGACGGGAGCAGGTTGACACCCGCGGGAATCGTGCACGCGAACGAATACGTGATGCCGATGGAACGCGTGAATGAACCGGGGGCACTTTCGTTCTTGGAAGCGTTCCATCGCATGGGCATGGCCGCGCTCCCCGGGTACGCAAGCGGCGGTCTGGTCACGGCCCCTGCTTATACCGGGAAGATGTCCGCGATCACAAAGGCAATCCCCTCCGCACTGGACAAGATGAAGTCAGGCGATTCAACCGTCAACATGCACTTTAATATCGCCGCGCCGCAGGGCACCGTTTCGCGCTCAACGCAGCAACAGATTGCCGCCTCTGCCGCACGCGGACTACAGCAGGCAAGCAGGAGAAACAACTGATGTTCTTGGAATCGCCGCGCTTCCCCGGGTGCCCATCCTTCGGCTTCACAACTGAGCCGATGTACTCGGTCACGATCATCGAACGGTCCAGCGGGATAGAGTCGCGCAACCGCAACTGGTCCCGTCCACTCTCCCGCTACACCGCGACCGTTGGGCCGCGGGTACAGGCGGAAATCCAAGAGGTGCTTGAGTTCTATCACGCGGTTGGCGGGCGTGCGTATGGGTTCCGCTTCAAGGACGCCGCGGATTACATGTCCTGTCGCGTCGGGGAAACGCCAACCGCCGTGGATCAGTCGCTAGTGCTGGACGCAACGCAATCCCCGGACGCCTATCAACTGACCAAGAGCTACGTTGCCGGCGCCAATACCCAGCTTCGGGAAATCTTCAAGCCCGTACAGGGCACGATCTTGATTGCCGATGGCGGCACAACGAAGGTAGAAAATACGCACTACACCATCGACTACGCCACGGGGCTGGTGACGTTCCTGTACACGCCCAGCGGTACGTTGACCTGGGGCGGGGAGTTCGATGTGCCCGTGCGGTTCGATTCGGAACTGCCCGTGGAAATCGCCAACTACAGGATTCAATCGGTACAGTTCACGCTGCGCGAGCTGAGGATGTCCAACTAATGCGAACTATACCGGCAGCGCTGCAGTCGCATATCGCTGGCGAAGTCACGACGCTCACCGTCTGCTGGGTTGTGACGAGGAATGACGGCGTGCTGATTCGCGGGACGCAGCACGATAGGGACATCATCATAACCACCGGCGCGTTTGCCGGGGTTTATTCCAGTGCGGCGGGAATCGCGTCCACCACGATCAAGTCCAACAGTGACTTCTCCCCGGACAATGCCGAGATTGAAGGTGCGTTGGCGGACGATGCGTTCATCACGGATCTAGCGGTTGCAGACATTGAGGCGGGGCTGTTCGATGACGCAGGGTTGCAGGTGTTCGTTTGCAACTGGGCCGCGCCCAACGATGGGCAGGTTCAGATGCCGGGCGCAAATCTCGGCAACATCACGCGAACCGGGGAGGGACGCTACACGGCGGAAGTTCGCGGGCTGGCGCAGAGGCTGACGCAACCGCTGCTGAGGACATACGCTGCCACCTGCAACGCGGACTTGGGGGATATGCGCTGCGGCGTTGACCTTACGGCGTTGCTTGTTCCTGCCACCGTCGCGTCCGTAATCTCTCGCCGCAAGTTCCTCTGCACGCTCACTTTGGATTCATCCTCTGGCGTCGCAGGAGACTACGTGTACGGAAAGCTCATTGGCCTAACCGGGGGCAACGCAGGGTACACGCGCGAGATCAAGCAAGACGCGATTGGCGCGGTGTTCGGGGATCTGGAATTGTATGAACCGTTCCCGGTGGACGTGGCCCCGGGCGATACGTTCACGATGTCTCCGGGCTGCAACAAGGAGATGGACACAGATTGTAAGCTACGCTTCAACAACGTGCTGCGGTTCCGCGGATACGGGGTGCTGACGCCGGGGGCGATGAAGATGATCCGTGGCCCGAAGGGGAGTGGTCCTGTATGACGACGCCCGCGGAAGTCTTGGTGAGCGAGGCGCGCCGATGGGTTGGGCGTCCGTTCCTGCACCAAGGCACTACGTGGGATGGCGTTGACTGTATCGGGTTGGTGGTTGCGGTATGTAAGGCCTGTGAGGTGATTCCCCCCGACTTCTACACCGGCGTGTATGGTCGTGTGCCTGCGAACGATATGCTGAAACGTCGCGTTGCTGAGTATTGCCGACCGCTCCCGGGGGCGGGGGCGGGGGCGATGTTGGTGATTCGATGGACGCGACAGGCTTCCCACGTCGCGATATGTACGGGCGAGACGATGATTCATTCCAACGAACGCATGGGCGGCGTAGTGGAGCACGGCTACCGCGGACGATGGCTGCGCATGACGGATTCCGTATGGGCGCTCCCGGGAGTGGACTACTGATATGTCAAACGTCGTTCAATTCGGCGGCGCGGTTGTAGGCGCAGTCATCGGCTTCTACATCGGCGGTCCGATGGGGGCGTTGAGGGGAGCCTATTTCGGATACATGGCAGGCGCCATCATCGACCCAACGGACTTGCCGACGGCGCGCGGTCCGCGCCTGGATGATCTAAAGGCGCAAACGTCAACGGTTGGCGCGCCAATTCCGCTGGCGTTCGGCACCTATGGCGTAGCGGGCAACATCATCTGGGCCGCGGACTTGAAAGAAACAAAACACAAGGACAACGTGGGCGGGAAAGGAGCGCCAAATCAAACTCAAATCACATACACCTACTCGCAATCGTTCGCGGTTGGGCTGGCTGAATCTGTGCTCCCGGGCGGCGTCGCATTTCAAGGCATCCGCAGAATTTGGGCGAACGGACAGTTGATCTATACCCGCAAGCGCCCGCACCAAGACGTGGTGGACGCAGCGCACACGCGTGCGAATGGCGGTGCGCTTGGCGAGGCGTTGGCGGCGATGGTTGAAGAGTTGATGCGGAATCTTGCCGGGAGCGATGCGCTTGAGCAAATCATGACCGTCTATGACGGTACGCAAACTGCCGCAGATCCCGTTATCGAATCCTATGAGGGCGTAGGGAATGTGCCGGCATTCATGGATCTAGGCTACGTGGTGTTTGAAGATTTCCAGCTTGCGGACTACGGCAACCGGGCGCCAGAGTTGTTCTTTGAAATCTACACCAACGGCACGCCAGAGCATCTTGACTTCGACTCGTATGCGAATGAGATTCTGTACCCGTGGAATCTCGGCAGCAAGGATCCGGTAAATCAAAACAATACAAACTTGTACTCGCGCATCGGCGGCGGTGGCCCCGGGGCGTATTCAACGCTCGCCGGCTATATCGCGGCAGACAAACCCGGCTACGCGGACTGGGTGTTTGCCTATAAAGTCGAGGGTTTGACGAACGACAATCACCCGGCGTATCCGATGGCGGGCGACCCGTCGCCTTACGAGGGGATTCGGATTTTTGTCGCCATAAATTACACGGTTCCGGGCGTTATAAATGAGTCGCTGGCCTGGGGCGTTACATTCACGCCCGGTGCCCCGATCCTCGGCGAGATGATGCCGGCGGATACGCTTAATTGGTGGTCGGGTTTCGGTGGCCCATCGTCGCAGTCAACCGGCATCTGGTATTACGGTTCGACCGGGACGCAATCGACTGGCGAGGCGGCATTTTTGCCGGTAACGATAACCTCGGGCTACACGCCATTCACGCCCAATGCGCCTTACTACCTGTGGAAATCCGACGTGCTGGTAACGGTCAACCGCACCCCAGCGCCTCCCGTGGACACCGCGGATGATCCTGCCTACATCGCCATCCCCGACGTTCCCGG